ATTTTACCACTGGTACCTTCTTACCATTTATCATTACGTATTCTACTGATCCTTCTTCTATAAATGCCATAATTTAATCCCTATTTATTTCTAGCAAAGAGACTACCATGTGTAATCTGCCTGCGGTTGTTGCTTGTGCTTTTAATATCTCATTTTCTAATAAAATAATTGGTTGTGATATTAATTCTGTGGTTGCATTTGATGCGATCGCTTTTGTTTTAAATAAAGAAAACACAGCAGAACTTGCATCTGTTACAGTTACATTAATACTATCCCCACTACCAGAATCATCAGATACTAATATGTTTTTTATAATGGCTCTTGAGCCTGATGGCGTAGTATAAATAGTTGTATTATTTGTTGTAGTTAAATCTACTTTTGCGTTGTTATATATATTAGCCACTTATAAACCAAGAAAATCTTTCTTGCTCCTGTTTTTGTTCATCTAAAAAAGTTGAGTTTAATTGTTCTACAATTAAACTAATTGTTCTGTTAATTTGTTTTTGGTTAGAAACATCATATTCTGTTTTTGGTTCAGGTAATCTTACTACTATCTTTGCCATTATTCTCCTCCACCTGGATCAAAAGGATCATTATAAGAACCATCTGATTGTACACCAGAACCACCGCCTGGTCCGTAAGAACCTGGTCCAGGACCTGTATCTTCTCTATAAGCTCTATCTATTCTTTGTTGATCTCTTGCTCTTTGCATAGCTTGTTGTTGTCTATCTCCACCTGCAGCTGCAGCTGCTGCCTCTGCTTTTCTTTGTTTAGCAGCTTCTATATTTCTTTTAATATTTTGTTCACCTATATCTTGTATAATATCTCTTCTATTTTTTAATCCTACTCCAGGATAAGAAGATGCAGTTATTCCTGTAGGTGTTTCAAATGGATTTATAGATGCTATGTAATCTTCAAAATTATAATCATCATCGTCATCGTCACCTTCTGCTAAACCAAGTGCTACTTTTTCTTGTAAACTTTGATACGTAGGATCTTTTTTC